ATACAACGAACTTGCAGAAGCATCTGGTATCACATATAAAGCAATAACTAATAGGCTAGGCAGAAGACCTTTTGTTACAGACAGGGATTTAGTGCCAGTCAGGGAAGCAAAGCGAAGAGACTACAGCGCAAGGAAGAAGCGCACCAGTGCTTTTGAGGATAGATGCGAAACAGTAATGGATAAGTGGCTACGAAAGCCCTTATGAGCCAAGGAGAATTTGTGAGATTTAACAGCAGGGGTGAAGTAGAGAAAAGGTCAAAATACCTGATTGATAACATGATGGATTGGGACTTTACTCAGCCCCTGGTTGTTAAGCTAGAGAAGTACCAAGACCCAAGAAGCCTTAGCCAGAATGCGCTATCCCATATATGGTACAGGGAGATCGCTAAAGAGATGCATAATAAAGGGCATAGGGTTGAACACGATAAGCCTGAGTTAGTTTGGAAGATATGGCTGAAGAAAAGATTTCTAGGGACAGACACATATAAGATAGGAAAGCATGAAATATCTGAGCAAGTGAAGAGTAGTAGCGACTTAAAGAAAGGGGAAATGGCGCACTACTTAGACCAGGTATATCATTGGGCAATAGAGTTAGGAATAAGATTATCAATACCATTAGAGTGTGAGTACGCGGAAATAAAAAAACAACAGGAGAGTTAAAATGCTAAGACCTGAGACATTAATACCGTTTTGTACGACCGAAAGACAGAAAGAGATATTGAGCGCACTAGCAACAGAGTCAAACATAAGCGAGGCTTGTAGACAGGTAAACTGCGATAGACGATATGCTTATAGGTTGATTAAGAAACTAGAAGAGAAAGCAGCAAGCCAAGGTGTTGCTCCACACAGAGACTTAACCCATCAAACAGCAGAGGGATTCAACGCAAAGCGTATCTCAACTGCATACAAAGAAGACGGGTCAATCGCCCTGCAATGGGTTATCCAAGAACCAGAGAAGCGCGACCTAAGACAAAAGATAGATGCTATGGTCGATGGGTTACGTGATGACCTGTCTGGCTTTAAAAAGCCTGTTACAGCACCTAAAGAGGTCAACCAAGATTACTGCGCCCAATACCTGATAGGCGATCATCATTTTGGGATGCTTGCCGACTCAGATACTAAATTTGATGACGCTGATTGGGATGTTAAGATAGCGACCAAAGTCTTAGTTAATGCCGTGGATAGATTGTCGAGTCGTGTTGGCAATGCTCATACTGGAGTTTTGGTGAACGTGGGAGATCTATTCCATGCAGATAGCAGTGCTAATACTACGACAGCAGGAACACCAGTAGACGTAGATACACGCATTGGAAAGACGTTTAAACTTGCTGGCAGACTGTTCCAAACTATTATTGATAAGATGCTAGAAGTGCATCAAGAGGTGGTGGTAATTAACGTGCGCGGCAATCACGACAGTGATATGGCTTGTCACCTATCGAGTTGCTTAGAATTACTATACGACAGAGAGCCAAGAGTTGAGGTGCTTAAAAACTATTCTAAGTTTCTACACTGGGAATGGGAGAATAATCTTTTTGTTTATCACCACGGAGACAGAGTTAAGCATGAGCAGATTCTCCAAGCTGTAGTGACAAACCTTGATGAAGAGTGGTCTCGCTGCAAGCATAGATATTGTCACATGGGTCACATACACCATCAAATGTCTAAAGAGGTAGGAACCATGATTTTCGAGCATTTTTCGAGCCTGACTTCCACCGATCAGTGGCACAGCGATTCAGGATACGGAGCAAACAGATCAATGACAGCTATTGTGTATCACAAGAAAAACGGTGAAGATAGTAGAGTCAAAATAACAATAGATGGTCTAAATGATGAGTGATGATAATGTTATTAAATTTCCTAAAGGCGAAAATTACACACTTACCCGACAGTTTTGCGAGTGCGGTATCGTTCTTGAGTATTGGGTTGATTCTGATGGGTCTAGCTTTGGGCTGTGCAATAGCTGCCATTTGGGTGTTGGCGATGAGCTTGTACAGACTTCCGATGATGATGGTGAGACGAGGCACTAGATGGGTAAACGCAAAGCACCAACAATCGCACAAGAAGTAGAGAAAGCTGCGAAGTTAATGCAACGCCTGGTAAGGCTCAAGGCATCTGATGACCTTGGGTACTGCCAGTGCGTTACTTGCGGTAAAGTCGATCACTATAAGAATATGCAGGGTGGTCACTTTTACGGAAGACGGCATTTAATATTTAAGATGTATATCGAAAATTGCCATCCCCAATGCCCTGGCTGTAATTTGTATGGCATGAAGACTACTAAGATACAGGAAGCCTATCGCATCTACATGGAAGATATGTACGGTGCTAGACGTATAAGGGCAATGCAGAAGTTAGCTTGGAGAAAGCCTCCCAAGTTTAATAGGCAAGATGTACTGGACTTACAGAAAGAGTACAGAGAGCAGATTAAATACCACGAAGAACGTATTGGTGAAATATAGTTTACACTTCTGTTTATTGTGTGATACGATGTAATCATTAATCAATAAGGAGAAACAAATGACTAGATACTTTTACGAAGACTTTATTTACGAAAACCAAGATGTGTTGAGCAAAGCAGACTCATTGATGGACTTATCTGAAGAACTGCAAGATGAAGCAATACATATCTGGCTAAATAGATTTGTTAGTTGGTATACCGATATATATCCTGCATCTTTTAATGAGGGTGTATGTAAATTAGCAACAGAGATGTTGTTTGGTAAAGCAAGAGCGCATAGTGCGTTAGTGTCAAAATTGTTTGTTGCGATGGCAGAAGATTCGCCAGACAGTGATAGAGATGATTTGTACATGAGCGAGGCACTAGGTTACGTTGACGATAAAGTTAAACTTGGTAACTTTGCAGATGTAGCTAGGGAAGACATCTACTTATATCTTGAGTCATCTATTGATAGCGAGCTATTTGACCAATTAGTTAACATTCAAGCGAGGGATAAATATGAACACTTTGAAGAGTGAATGGCAAAGATTAAGAGACAGCTACCCACCATTAGAAAATGAGTTTGACAGAGAAGAAAGAACAGCATTTAATAACTGGGTAGAGGAAATGGGATTTGATGGATTGATACAGATAACGGGAGATAACAATGACAAAAACAAAGAAAGCAGTTAAAGAACTCAATAAGACAGCAGACAAAGCAATCTTAAAGGCGCAATTAGATGCATTCAAATCTAAGGCTAAGAAATGGCTTGATGTCGAAGTCTATGGTTTTAAGCGAGGAAAAATTTTATTGGCATTTATCGTAGTTGTTGCTGCCATAATTTCAACATTCTAGTATGTTTAACCCCTAGTAGCATGGAGTCTCCTCCCTCCTGATTAAGCTGGTCTGGCTCACCAGTGCTACACAACGAGCCATTACCTACCAACATATCCCGCATAACAAAATAACAGTAATGACATTCATTAATGTCTATATAATCGCGCCTCAACCAACCAGAGGCACTAATGAAACTTATACTTATACTCACTATTATCGCGCTGTCATTCATTGCTATTGATGATCTAAAAGTCAGCACCCCAAGAGAGCCAGAAGAAAATAAACCAAAAGTTAACAAATAGTGGTATAATATGCAGTACCTGTTTATTTCTTAGAGGTGAGATATGAGGCAACTGCAATTAATAAGTCGTATACACGAATGCGAAGAGCATGGGTGGAGTGATTTGCTAAACAAGGTTGACCAGGTAACGCAGAGCTTAATTGACACGCCCTGTGCTGGTACGCAGATAAAGTCTGCTTTAATGCTATGGAGCAATGAAGTAGATGTTAGGTCTAGCAAGCTACCACCAAGTGAAGATGAACTGGCTATGAAGTTCCCAGCCATGAATCATCGTCAGTTCGGAGCAGATGACTAAGGTGCTATAATCTTCTCTATGATAAGAATAGAGAGTGATGAAGAGCTACACGAAGCTGATTTCGATCTTATAGAACGATTCGCTGAGGCACTTATCGACAAAGATAGGGTGATGATGCAAGAAGTTCTTTATATGTTAGAAGATCGGATGGATTCTAATTGTGTTTGCTTGGAAGTAGATTGTATGTGCGGCAGTTGGTGATGGCTATCCCACGGCTATCCCACGGATATATTATGGAGACGTTATATGCCAGTTAGTATGACGATTGACATGAGCAGCGCATTTGACATGATGGATGAGCTAGAACGCGATGCTTTTCCCCTAGCACTTACATCAGCTATGACACGCTCGATGTACCTTATTTCAAACAAATATCTAAGAAAAGAAATTGACCGTTACGTTGAAGGCGGTGCTGTTCGTTTCAGTAAGTCGGGTATACTTTATCAAAAGGCATCATTGTCTAATGTTTATGCTGCGGTTTATTACAAGAAAGACAGACACTACCTTGGGACAATTACTTTTGGTGGAAAGGTAAAGCCACACGACACGGCAAACGTATTAATCGAGCCAGTCAATCAAAAGGTGAATAAGTACGGAAACATTCCCCGTGGCAGCCTAAAGAGAAAGAAAGGGCAAAGTCATTTATATTTTGTAGGTAAACCTGGTAACAGACCCTATGGTTTATATAGAAGATATAAGAAGAAAGCACCATCTTTAGTTATAAAGCTAGACAGAAAAGAAAGACATCAAGAAGCAATCTTCCCTGCACCACAAAGATCAAAGCGAATCTTCAATCGCATCTGGAATGATGTGTTCTATGAAGCAATGAACTTCCGACTAAAGAAATCTAAGTACAGACACCCGACTGGCTTCTAAGGCTATCCCACGGATATTTGCCTAGTATTTACTATCCCACAGCTATTTTGGTGAGCGCATCCAGGGCTATCCCATAGATATTTCTCCAGGTATTTACTATCCCACGCATATTTTTGTAACCACTTATAGCTAAGGCTATCCCATGGATATTTCTTTGAGCAAGTAAAGGCTATCCCATGGCTATCCCATGGATAGATTGTGGAGCGATTTTAGGGCGAAAAAAGGGCAAAAATACTGATTAAATATACAGTATACCGGCTGAAACCCTTGCTATCACTGGGCTACAGAGAAAAGGGACAAATTAAGGCAAATAATTGAGGGCGCATTGTCCCTATTAATGGTGGTTAATTTAGACTAATAGGCTCATACGTTGAAAGGGTCATTTATTGCGGTGAGTGGGTATTGTAAAAGTAATCATTAATGCCTATTATTATCAGCGTTAATTAATCAAACGGGAGTTTACAAAATGAAAAGCATTGAGAGACAAATAGCAAAACAGGCAAATTTGGTTTATATCCTTAACAAGGTTAAAACCAATCCAGTCAATGAAAGAATAGAGCGCGCGGTTTTAATTGCTCTAATAAATATTAAACAAGATATTGATCAAGGGGAATAATAATGAATTTTATCAAAAGCGAAATTAAAAGGTACGGTTTAACGGTTACTTGTATTGGGTGGCTTACATTAAGCGCGGGCGCGATCCTATGCAATTATGCGCTTGTAACATTCTTAAAACTATTATTCACAATATAAAAGGGTATTAATCATGAATAAATCACAAATTAAAAAACTGATTGAAGATGGCTATAATAGAATGTATTTAATAACTAATAAAGACTGGCGCGACTATAGGCAAGAAATGCTTGATAGTGAATTGAAAGCAGAAAAACAGCATAGATCTATAAACCCACATGATCACCCCATTTACTTAAACAGCGCAACACTAAGCGCAAAATATTTTTGCATTAAGTTTATGCTCAACGCTTTTAACAATCCAACTATTAAGCCCTCAGATGTGCTTTATAGTAAAAGATCAAGCCTAATTGCAAAAGGTTGTTTCGATTATTGGGGAAATGAATTAATCGAGGCATTCAAAGGTTTTGATTTAGATTTTTTTAATCATTTAGACTATGAACAAGGCGGGATAGTTTACAACGGAAAAGGGGTTGAATAATGAGAAATTACTTGGCTGATTTATATCTTGAATTTTGGAACGATTATCTAACAGTCGATAAATACGCGGAACACAAACAGCTATCGAGACAAGATGCCCAGGCACTTATTGACATGGGGCGCAAATATCACAATAAACGCGCGGAAAGAATAAAATATTTAAAACAGCTTAAGGGGTGTTAATAATGTATTTAAAAGAGGATCATATGATACCCGTAATCAAACGCCTTGAAGATCTAAGGCAAATTGATAACCAATCGAGGCGAATAGCCAGGGATGAATGGATAACCGCGCTAATAGGATCAACGGCAGCCATTGCCTTAATCTTTACACTTGCAGCAATAATCAATCAATAAGAGGAAACAAGACAATGCAAATTAAACTAGACTATTACGAAATACTAGAAGCACTCGAAGCCTATCTACAGGACAAGCACAATATTAATTGCTCGTTAAATGATAACCCTGATTATCCTTATCTAGATACGACTAAGGTTAAATATCAAACAACAAAAGATCCACACACTGGCAACACGACAATAGATCCTAACAAAACCACGTACGAGCAAATCAACGTAGAGATCAACGATAACAGCGATATAACTATTTACATTTAATAAGCCCAAACCTAACAGCCCCGCCATAGTGCGGGGTTTTTTTTGTCTGTAATAAATACCCGCCCTAACTACTGGCACAATACCACCCAATACAATACAAGCGCATATCAGCGCATATCAGCGCGATTACCCAATCACTATAGGGATATACACCTAAACAATATCACCGCCCTAACGATTAGCCAGGTATATTGCAGCCGACCAAGTAATGATCCAATATAAGCCCCTTTTAAGCCGTTTTGAGCCATTTTAGCGTAAAAGGCATATCACCAGCTTGGGGCTGAGATCGTCGATTCTGATGCATCGTAGGTACTTCTAGGGGTATGATCCGTAGGTTTCGCGCAAG